CTTTCCGCGCTTTGATGGTTGCTGGTGTGCCAATCTATCCAGACCCATACTGCCCTGAAGGTACGATGTATTTCATCAACACCAACTACCTGTCGCTCTACATCCATGAGCAAGGTTCGTTCGTGTTCACCGGCTTTGAATCTACTCTCCCCAACTGGCAAATCGGCTATGTTGGCGCAGTGTTGATGATTGCTGAGTTGATTAACGTCAAACCTAAGGCCATGACTCGGGTGACTGGTTTTAACTTCCTGTCACTGTAAGGAGCAAAAAATGGCATTAGCACTTAACAAAATCATCCTTGCCAACGCAGTAACTAACACTGCAGGTGCTTACCTGCAAGGCGTGACCATTACTAGCATTGGTATCGGCAATACCACGGCAATGAACGCTGGTGTTTCTAGCGCTCAGTATGTACCTGCTGGCTTGTATATCTTGCCTCAGACAACAAACAACGTGACTATTGAAGTCAACGCTTACACTGGTACAGCAAACGCTTGGACTACTTACATTGCAGCAAACGTGGGTGGAACTGTCTTCTCTGACGGTTGGAACGTCCGCGCAAATGCAACAACAGGTTCACAAACTTTGACTCTGTACACTGTCAACGGCGGCAACAACGCCTCTGGCACATACAACAGTTAAGGAGTAAGCATGAACGCAAACCATGTAGGCGCTCTATATCCAGACGGGTTTGGTAACTTTGCTATTGCTACGGCACATGCGGTTCCAATCAATGCGGCAAGTAACATTGCGGCAACAATGTCTGTGGTAGGCACTTCTTACATTGTTCGCCGTGTCACCTTCTCTAACGCAAACGCAACTTGCGCCACCGCTAACGTCAGTATTATTCTGACCAGCGATGGTGCAACTGCAAACGCTGTTTTTGCAAAAACCCAACTTGCAAACGTCACAAACACCAGAACTTTCCAAGACATTGCCCCTGTTGCGAATGCCGTTTCTAACGTGTATTCCACCGGCGCTTTGTATTTGAAAGTTGAAAATCCAGTGAATGCGACTGTTGACGTTACGGTTTACGGTGACATTGTGAACCTATGACAGAACTTGTTTATGTAACCAACAAAACTGACAAGCAACTTGTTACTGACTTCAATTACGAAGAGTACAAGTTTCCTGTTGGTAAAACTGTTGCTTTGTCGCTTGTCGCTGCAAAGCATATTTTTGGTTACATGCAACAAGACAAAGAGCCGCATCTTGCCCGTTTGGGTTTGGTGCGGCTTCATTCAGAATTGAACCAAGCATTGGAGACTTTGCAGAAGTTTGAAATTTCTACAGAGCCTCCAGTGGAAAAGAACTGCTCGTTACCCTCGGCAGTCGGCGTAGTACCCCTGCATGTTGAAAAACGTGCCGGGGGAAAGTCGTTAGTCAGGGCGGCATAAAATGGACGTTACATGGCAACCCTTTCATCCTACCTTACGGATGTACAGAGACTTTTGCATGATGCAAATGCAGTCTTCTGGTCTGTCCCGGAGTTAACGGACTACATAAATCAAGCTCGCGAGCGTGTAGTTAGGGATACTGGTTGCCTACGTATTATTCAGTCCACATACACTCCAGTTGCGACTAATGGAGCAGTAGCCGTACCGTGGGCAGCGGGGACAGTTGTAAGTGCCGGGAGCTATGTGTTTTCTGGCATTTTTGTTTATCAAGTCATCACTGGTGGCACGTTGCCAAGCACGGTTCCTCCGTATCCTTACGGAAATCAAGCATACCCGCCAAGCACTCCATTTTTTGTTGACTCAATTCAGTTGCAATACGACTCCCCATGCGAGGTCGTTAACTTTGCTGCATTGCCACAAGGCATACAGACACTGGATATTTTGAACATCAACTTGTACTGGGGAAACAGCCGCATTCCTTTGCGCTATTTGCCGTGGACAAACTTTAATGCTCAGTTGCGTTATTGGCAAAACTACGTAGGAAGGCCTGTTTGCTTTTCTGTGTATGGTCAATCTCAAATTTACATTGGCCCTATTCCAGACCAATCGTATGCCATTGACTTAGATACGGTCATGCTGCCTACGCCTTTAAGCACATCAACACCTAACGCAGTTGACCCTATCAACGACCCCTACACCGCGCCTGTTGCTTACTATGCGGCTTACAAAGCCAAGTTCAAAGAGCAAAGCTACGGTGAAGCAGAAATTTTCAAACAACAGTACGACAAGCAAGTTAACTCTGTCTTGAACTCTGTGTTTACCCGCCGCATTCCCGATGCTTTCTCTAACCCGTACTAATCATGGCAGCAGCAGAGCAGAAAAAATCGTATGCTGTTATCAAACAATTTGCCGGGTTAAACACCAAGGCCAATAGAACAGCAATCAAGGAAGAAGAGTTTGCGTGGATTGAAAATGCCATGCCGATTGGCTACGGCAACATCAAAGTCACTCCCGCACAAGCTGCTGTAAGAGACTCTGGAAATACTGCTGTTGTGTTTGCCAACACAGTAACGCACCTTGCTTCTGCAAACATCAATGTTGAAGATTATTTGCTTGCCTTTGAAGACACTGGCAGGGCTGAATACTTTGACTTGACCACATTGACAAAGGGCAACGTGGCTGTTGCGGGAACGTTCTCAAATTCTGGTGTGTCTATTGCCCAATACAAAAACGAACGTGTAATGATTGGTGACCCTAACAAGGGTTTGTTTACATGGGATGGAAACAGTGTTGTCTCTCTTGGCAGCGTAGGCATTATCGGCATTACAGACCCCGGTTCTGGTTACACAACTGCGCCCAACGTAGTTATTTCTGCGCCAAACCAAGCTAACGGCATACAAGCTACTGCCGTGTCCACCATTACAACTGGTGCTGGCGGGGTGCAAAGCATTCAAGTCACGGCAACTGGAAGCGGATTCACTTCTGTTCCTACCGTAACAATCGGTGCGCCAAACGTGACTGGAGGCATACAAGCCACTGCTGGAGCAACCATTTCTGGCGGCAATGTTGTCTCTATTACGGTTACAGAGTCTGGCTCTGGCTACACTGCTGTTCCATCTGTCAGCATTACAGGCGGCGGTGGTTCTAGCGCAACTGCTAACGCCACGCTCAGTTCTGGCATTGTCAACAGCATTACGCTTACAAACGCAGGTTCTGGATACACGGCCCCTCCAACTGTCACTATTTCTGGTGGTGGCGGCTCCAATGCTGCGGCTTTGGCTCAATTAAGTACGTTTGCAAAAGGTACAGTAACCATTCTTGTGACCAACGGTGGTTCTGGCTATACAAATGCTGCCAATACTGTTGTGACAATTACGGGTGGTGGCGGCGCAAGTGCTGCTGGAACGGCAATCATTAGCGGTGGACAAGTCACGCAAGTTGTGATGACCAATCCGGGGACTGGCTACACAAGCACGCCGACTGTTGCAATTACGGGAGGCGGCGCAACCACCAACGCAACCGCAACGGCTGTTGTGAACTTGGATGCTATTGTTGATGTAGCCACGTTTTCAGGCCGTGTTTGGGTTGCGGCAGGGCGTACTGTCACCTACTCTGCTGCAGGGTCTTATAGCGACTTCTCGTCTGTTTCTGCGGGGTCTTTTACCCTGACAGATTCGACTTTGCACGGAAACATTCAGGCTATCTTATCTGCCAACAACTTTTTGTATATTTTTGGCGATGACAGCATCAACGTATTTTCAGATTTAAGGGTTACGAATACAGGCTCAACACTGTTTACCAACACCAACGTTAGCGCCTCTGTGGGAAGTAAGCGTTCTTACGCTATTTTTCCGTACTTCCGTTCGGTGTTGTTCATGAACGACTACGGGATGTATGCCCTTGTCGGTTCAACAACCAGCAAAATTTCTGACAATCTTGACGGTATTTTTCCGTTGATTGACTTTACTCAACCAGTATCGGCGGGGCAGGTCTTGCTCAACAACATTTTGTGTGCATCCTTTTCGTTTACTTACAACGACCCTGACGTAGGGGCTAGGCCCATCCAAGCGGTGTTTTTTGAGAAAAAATGGTTTATTACAAGCCAAGGCGCACTGACATACGTATCGTCTGCTCCAGTTGGAGGCTTGATTAACTTGTATGGGGTGACTGGTACGGCCTTGTTCAAGTTGTATGCAAGCTCAACAACCAATATTGACAGCACAATCAGGACTGCACTCATGCCGATGGGTGACACAATCCGCACAAAACAGGCTTTGAAATTTGGTATCGAAGCTACGTTGACAACGGGTGGAACATTAAATGTTACGGTAGACAGCGAGAGTGGTTCAAGTCCACAATACACCCTGAACAACTCGGTTACTTGGCTTAACAACACTGGTCAAGTCATTCCGTGGGTTAACAATTCATCGGCAACGATTGGGTGGCTGACAAGTACTGGTTATGCGCTCTACAAATCGGACGCACAACAATACGGCAAGTATCTGGGTTTAACAATTACGTCAAACGACCCTGCGTTGACGTACAACACGTTTGAATTTGAACACGAATTGAGAGTGAGGTTCTAAATGGCAGTTCCGTTTACTTTTGGCAGCGCAACCGCTGCTATTCCTTTGTCCCAACTGGACACCAACTTTGCGACCACGATTACGCTTGGTAACACGGCTATCCAGCTAGGAAATACTGTTACCACGCTTAACAACATGACGCTTGGTAATGTGACGGTTAGCAGTGGTAATGTGACCGTATCTGCGGGTTCAAATACATCCCCATCTATCACTACTGTTGGAGATACCAACACCGGCCTCTTCTTCCCTGCTGCTGACACCATTGCTTTTGCTGAAGGTGGTGCGGAAGTTGCAAGGTTTGATTCTGACGGAGATTTTGGACTTGGCACAACTTCGCCTTCCTCAAAACTGCAAGTTTTGGGGCCTGTTGGCTCACTTAATGATGGCGCGGGTAGTGTGCGAATTGAAACCGATGCGGCTGGCACAGATGTACTCAATGCGTTAGGTGCTGGCGTAGTTTTTGCACAAAGATGGCAAGGAGTTTCTGGGCCTGTTCGTGTTGGTGGCGTTTATGGCGTTAAAGGAGCTTCTTCATCGAATTTCGGGGGTGCTTTAGCGTTTTACACGCAGCCTGTAAGTGGTGCTGATATGGCAGAACGCGCCCGTTTTAACGCAACAGGCGCACTTGTTTTTGCTGGTGGTACAACCACGGCAGACGGTATTGGCATCACCTTCCCCGCAACTCAATCAGCATCATCAAACGCCAACACGCTGGATGATTATGAGGAGGGGACTTGGACTCCTACGCTTGGAGGAACAACAACTTATTTGAAGCAACTTGGTCGGTATACAAAAATCGGAAACAAGGTGTTTATTGAGGGAGTTCTCGAAGTCAATGCAATTAACTCGCCAACCTACACAGGGGATTTAATTGGGCTTCCCTTCACTACAAACGCAGCAGAACCTCAGGGGACTATCAGCGTTGGCTATTGGGCCGCTTCAGCAAATGCGTATGCTTATGTAAGCGCAACACTTGGTCAAGCTGGAACAGGGATAAATTTGCGTGGGAATGTTGGCGCGGCATTTGGGCTGGGTGCGCTAACTTTTTTTACAAACGGTACTGCAATTTATTTCACAGGGCAATACAGCGTTTAAGCACAAAGTTCATTAGCCTGATTGGATTGGTCAGGCTGGACACAACGCCAACTTTAAGGAGAAACCCAAATGGCAATCACGAAAGAAAAAGTAGTAGACCAAATCACTGTGACTGAGAACGGCATCGTTCTTTATCGTGAGGCAACTCGCATCATGGAAGACGGTCAACAACTGAGCCAAACTTTCCACCGCACAAGCCTGACACCAGCACAAGACCTCACTGGTCAACCTGCCAATGTCGTAGCAATCTGCAATGTAGCTTGGACACCTGAAGTCGTTGCGGCTTATCAAGCGCAGATGGCGGCTCAAGCGGATAAATTTAGTGCGCCATAACAGCGGAAATTTTGAAGGAAACTGCAATGAGTACGCAAGCATTTACACGAACAGGCAACACGGTAGTCTTTACTGCTAACGTAGCTGCGCCTACTGCGGTGCAGTGCGTATCTACAACGCTTGGTGGAAATCAATACAGGGTCATTAACGCTGGCTCTGTAGTTGTATTTTTGGGATACGGCGTTACAGCCAGTGATGCTGCAAATACTGCTGCTGTCATTACAAACACGGGTACTTCTTACCCTTTGCTTGCTGGAACAGACGAGATTCTTACTTTTGTCCCTAACGCATATTTCACGGGTGTAACGTCAAGTGGTACGGCAACCATTTATGTAACTCCCGGTGATGGAATGTAATCATGTTAAAAACAGTCACATCTGGAGTAACGGGTCAACTTGACTATGCGGGTACTTGGAACGCAAGTACAAACACGCCTACTCTTGCTTCTGGTGTTGGCACAAAAAACACTTACTACGTTGTTTCTTTTGCTGGTTCTACAAACTTAGATGGCATTACAGATTGGCAAGTTGGTGACTGGGCTATCTTTAACGGGACTGTTTGGCAAAAGATTGACCAGACAAATACTGTCTCTTCCGTTAATGGTCAAGTTGGCGCTGTTGTTTTAGGTGTTGCAAACATTGCAGGTGCAGTACCAAATACCGTCAACATCATTGCTGGCACTGGATTGATAGGCGGTGGCGCTCTTACGGGCAACGTCACTTTGATTGCAAGCGGAGTTCCCGCTGCCAACGTCACAGGACTTGGCACGATGGCTACGCAAAACAGCAATGCTGTGACTATCACGGGTGGCACTATCAACGCTCAAGTAACGAGCTTAACTGGCAACACAAGCATCTCTGCAACCATGTCGAACGCAAGTTTGTTGCTTGTCCCTGCGGGTTATTTGTTTACCAACGTGAATAGCACTGTTGTCAAAATTCCTTACTACGCTGTTTGACATGGATACCCAAAGCATTTTTAACGTCATCGTTGGTCTGGCTGCTTTTTTTGGCGGTTGGGTGCTTAACAACATCACAAAAGCTATAGAACGCTTGGACAATGACGTAAGAAAAATGCCTCACGACTATGTTTCTAAGGATGATTACCACAGAGACATTGACGAAATCAAAGACATTTGCAAACAAATTTTTAACAAGCTAGACAACAAAGCAGACAAATGAACATGGAAACGCTCTCCTACGTAAAGTTCGGCGACAAAGACGGACTGGGAGAGTTTTTGTTTGAAAACGGTGTGCAACACCAGTTGTTTTACGAAATTCTTGCTGACCAAGGAATAGCTATTCAGAAGTATCCTTTGACAGATGCTGATACAAAGAATCTGGATGATTGGCTCCTTATTCACAACCAAGAGCATGAGTCGCTGGCTACTGCTCTTGGTCTTGACAACCCCTTTCAATTGCTAGATGCAGATTGGAATGTGGAGGATAGTTTTTACGATTGGATTGGTGTTCATCAAACCATTCATGAGCAAATTGCAGCAGCACTAGGAGTTTGATATGCCAAACGAAACAAACCAACAAATCCAAGAAGCAAAGCAAGAGATAAAAAGTGCTTTACAAGTTACTGGTCAAAAGCCAGATGTGTTTATCAATTTGGGCAATGTGGCTGAACAAGCGTTGCAAGACAAGTCTCTGTACAACAATTTCCGTCAGCAAGCATTGAGCATAGGTCTTGGTACACCGGCAGACATTCCCGAGCAGCCTAACCCTTATATTCTTACGCTGTATGTGACGGTGGGAAAGATAACTGCCCAGATGATTCAATCTGGCGAACTGGGAGGCTGATATGGCTCAAATAGTTACAGAATATCCAGAAATTGCAAGTTTGGGTCGTGGTGGCGACACCATGCTGGCTCACATCAATGAGCATGAAGCAAAAATGCTCATGATGATGGGCGGCTCTGGAACAATCAATCCAGATACGGGGCTGCCAGAATTCTTAACATGGAAAAAACTTTTTAAAGCTGCCGCTGTTGTTACTCTTATTTTTTATCCACCAGCAGCTATTGCTGTTGGTCAATACATGGGTTTTACTGGAGCAACCGCTGCTGTTGTTGGTTCTGCAACCATTTCGGCGGGAACAACATTGATAACGGGCGGCACTCCAGAAGAGGCTTTAAGAAGTGCCGCAGCTTCTGCTGTTGGCGCTTTTATCCCCGGCCCAGTCGCTGATGTAGTTGGGGAAATCGGACTTTCTGGCGCGACAGGTAATGTGATTGGTAGCGCCGCTGGTTCTGCCGCTGCCACCGCAGTAAGAGGCGGCTCTCCTGAAGACATACTAAGAAATGCAGTAGCTGGCGCTGTAGGCTCTGGAATTTCCTCGCAAGGCTACGACACTGCAGGGAGAGCGGCTGGTTCTGCAATCTCCAGCAAAGGCGACCCCTTGTCTACGCTGATAGGTTCTGGTGCACTGAACATGCGTGACTCATCTAACGTTAACTTGCCTAGTGGAACGCAAGTAGCAGACGCATCAAATTATTTGAGAGACCCCGGAGTTGTTTCTGACAGTCCAATAAGCCCAATAGAAGACGTTGTTATCACTGCACAACGCGAACCAAAACTAACTCCGCAAGTTTATTCAAACATCAATTACAGCAGTACAGGCAGACCAAAACCTACTGAGGCCCCATCTTTTAGTAGCCTTCCTGACATTGAAATTGTAGGAAAACGAGAGTCCAACAGGCTTCCCGACATTGAGATTACGGGCAGGAGAGAGTCCAATAGGCTTCCCGACATTGAGATTACGGGTAGAAGAGAATCTGACAGACTTCCTGACATTGAAATTACAGATAGGCGAGAACAACCAACTGTTGGTTCGGAGCAAGATAGAGAAACAAATCCAAGACTCAGGCCGCAGATTTATAGCCGAGTTTTTCCTTCTGCATCCAACGTTCTTTCCAGAAGTTTGGGCACAGATTTAACTACTAGTGCGCCAACGTATCCCGCATCCTCACCTACAACTGGCTTGACATCTACCCGTGGAGCAGGTGAAATTGAGGGGGAAGAAACAGGTGGCAGACGTAGAAACGTGTGGAACGAGGAATCGTTACGCCTGAAAGACGCATTAGGACTGTAAAAAATGGCATCTTCACTCAAAAAACTTACTGGCATGGGCGGGGATGTTCGCAAGATTGCCAGACTCTTGCAGTCAAAAGCCCCTGCTGGACACATGTTGGCCTACATCAATGATGAAGAGGCCGCGCTGTTAAAAGCCCGTGGAGGTAAAGGCACGCCTCATGCTGACACCGGCATTCCCTCTTACGAGCTGGATGACAATCTTGCTTTGCAGGGAGATAGCTTTGGTGGCCCATCTGAGGTTGAACCAACACCAGAGGCTTATGGTGGCGACATATATTCTGGCGATTATGTTGCTCCAGCTATTGACTTTAGTGTTGCGCCAGAAGTCACGAATATGCAGACAGCGCCAACAAGATTTTTTGGCTCTTCTGGTGACGTTGGAACAGACCGCAGTTTGTCTTCTTTCCCGCAAATAAGAGAGACACCTGTTTCACCAGATTCTGCACGTTTACAAGCACTTGGCGCTCGCGAACTTGAACAAGTTGTGGGTGAAAAAGAAAAAAGTTTTGTTGACAGGTTGTCAGAAAAAACGGGGCTTAGTGCAGATACTTTGGCTCGCTTGGGTATTGCTGGATTGGCTGGCATTGCGGGTTCACGCCAAACCAAAGCAGCAGATAAAGCAGGTCAAGCTGGCGCACAGCAAATGCAAAACATTGCCGCGCCATACCAACAAGCTGGCGCACAAATACAAGCTCAAGCTCAACGTGGTGAGTTGACGCCACAAGCCCGTCAATCTTTGCAAGCAGTGCAAGCGCAAGCAGCGCAGGGCGCAGAACGCCGTGGCGGTGTAGGAGCGCAGCAAGCCGCAGCACAGGTGGAGGCATTCCGTCAGCAGTTGTTGCAGCAACAATATGACTACGGTTTAAAGTTGTCTGGCATTGGCGACAACATTGCTCTTGGCGCTATCAAAACAGGTTTGGAAGCAGACAGGTATGTTAACCAGTTGACCAATCAGTATTACGGAAACATTGCTCGCATTGCTTTTGGTGGCACAAGCACAGAACCCCGCGCTGGAGGCCGATGATGGCAGAAGAACTTGCAATGGTAAAAACACCCGAGATTCCCTCTACAGGGAAACTTGGCTTTGCTGAATCTATGAAAATACAAGAGCCTTTTTTGAAAAAGAAAGCTCAGTTGCAAAAAGACATTACATCCGCTGAAAGCGACATTGCAAAGGCAGAGCAAGCTAAGTCTGAAGTTTTGCAACAAGGCAAGATGCAAGCCGTGCAAGACTTTGGCAGAACGCAAAAAGGCGCTATGCAGCGTTATGAGCAAAGACTTGAAGAAGAGCCTTTGCCAGCGTTTGTTCCAACCAAAGACACCGCCCGTGACATTGCCGGGTTGTTTTCTATTGTCAGTGTTATCGGCATGATTGCTGGCAAGCAAAGCGGATTGAGGGCCATGTCTGCCATGAACGGTATGCTGGAAGGCTACCAAAAAGGTCGTGGCGATTTGTACAAAAAAGAAGCCGCCGAGTTTGATAAGAACTTTAAGTCCATGCTGAAAAAGCATGAAGAATTCCGCAAGGAAATGGAAGACGCTATTAAGCTGGCGGCTACAGACAAGGAGGCTGGCTATCAAGCGGCTGAGTTGGCAGCAACAAAAGCTGGCAGCACAGTTGTGCAAGCACAGTTACGCAAGGGTGACCTTGTGGGCGCTTACAACCTTGTCAAAGAATCTGCACAGGGCGCTGAAAAGGCTTTTACGCTGGAATCAAATTTGCGCCAAAAAGCAGACGAGGCCGCCGAGAGAGACCGCCGTAACAAAGAAAATATTGCTGCCGCGAATGAACGGGCAAGATTGCAAAGAGAACAGCAACTTAAATTAGCCGAACTTCGTACATCTGATACTTCAGGCAAAACGTTAAAGGCCGGAGCAAAAGTAACTGATGCATACATTGCTGACAACCAGTTAAAGGCCGACATTCAAGACATTACCAATGACTTGAAAACTAATCCTTCTCTTGTTCAAAAGCTAGAAAAATATCGCGTACAAGCATTTTTGACAGAAGAAGGTAAGGTTTTGAATCAGCTTGTCAACGAGGACATTCCTTCTGATTTGCGCCAATTTTTAACCAAGGTTCGTGACATGCGTAACAACTATTACCTGAACATTTCGGGTAAAGCTGTTACTGGCGGCGAAGCTCTGCGTAGTTACGGCACTGTTCCGCAACCGGGTGATGATGCTCAAGGCATGATTGACAAGTTAAGCGGCATGTCAAAACGTGTGACGCAAGCCATTTCTATTAAGCAACAACTTTATGGTTTGCCAAAGTTGGATTTGGATGCTGGCAATCGCACGCAGCTTGTGCCCAACGAAAACTATCCCTTAGTTGACCAAGACAGAGGTGGTGGCGGGAACTTACCAAGACCACAAACACAAGCTGATTTTGATGCACTAGAACCCGGTCAAGAGTACATTGACCCAGATGACGGCATGACTTACAAAAAGAGAGCAAAGTAATGGCACGTTTTGACGGCGAATTAATAGCGGAAGAGAAGAAGCCTCGCTTTGGTGGTGAGGCCGTCAATACTGTTTCTGAACCAAAAGTAGAAACTAAGCCAGAAAAGTCTTTCAAAGACAGAGCCGTTCAATTTGGTGAATCTGTGCTTGGCGGTGGCGTTCTTGGCGCTGCTAGTCCTGAGTTGACTATGGGCGTAGGTAAGGCTATTTCAACAATTCCCAGTCCTTACGCTAAAGCCACCGGCTACGGCATAGAAGCTGCGGGTAGATTGATGAAGGGTCAGCGCGGCCTTGCTGCAGGTACTGGTGCTATTGGCGGCGGTACTGGCGACATTGCTGGTCAAGCAGTAGAAATAAGAGGCGGTACTCCACCTGCGATATTTTTGGCTGAAGTAGCTGGCGGTATAGCTGGCCCTGCCTTTACCAAAACAATTACAGAGGTTATTAAATACGGTTTTCGCAAATTCGGGAGTATGGATTCTGTCGGTGCAATCAAGGCTGTTGCTGATGACGTTGGCCTCAATGAATCTAAGCTGTCACCTTCTCAGCGTCAGTTTATCAAAGACCAGATTGACCGTTTGCGCGGCGGCCCTCCAAGTTCTGCATCAAAAGAGAAGTTGGGCGATGTTTTGAAAACTGGCGCAACCGACATTACTAAGCAAGCAGAGCGTGATGCTGCTGCGCTTCGCCGCACGGGTGCAGAAGCTACAACAGAAGCAGAGCGTAGAGCAGAAAAGATGCGTCTTGCTGGAGCCAAAACCACAGAAATTGGTGCTGCTGCCACAAAAGAAGCGCAAGCTGCCCGTGCCAACATTGGTCAAGAACGTGAAGCCTCAGACATTGGCGTATCGTTAAGAGACAGAATTGTTAACTTGTTTGGCGACATTGCTCAAAAACGTTCGGCTGAGTACAACGCACAAAAAGCCGTTCGTGATGCTGTTGTTAAAGAAAAAGAAGCTGCTGGTCAATTAGTCAAAGACTTGCCAGAGTATGACGCTTTGCTCACAGAGTTGAGAAATAAGCTACTGATTGGCAAAGAAGCTCAAAAAGCAACAACCGCCCCGGTTACGGAAAAAGGCGTGTTGGCTGCATATCAAAACATCTATGACGCTGTGAACTCTCGCCGTGTTGTTATTGGTATTGACCAGAACGGCAACCCTGCTTACAAAACATTTCCAACATCTTTTGATGCGCTGGATGACGTTCGCCGCCGCTTGGGTGACGTTGCTTTTGGAAAAGAAGTTGAAGGCTACAGTGCCATTGGCGCAAACATTGCCAAAGACTTTTATTCAAAGATTAGCAATCTTCAATCCAAATATGCTGGTGAGTCACATGACGCATTGCAAAGCGGCTATGAAATGGCTTCTCGCTTGCTGGACAAGTACAAGTCGCGTGCTGGCAAACAAGCCACTGCTGCTGACCGTTTTGACCCAACACGGTTTAACACAGACCCCGCCTCCTTGCCAAATACTTACTTCAACACCAAGCAGTCCGTCACTGACTTGATTGAGTTGACTGGTGGAGACAAGGCTTTTGTTATTAAAGAAGGTTCAGACTTTGCTGCCCGTCAGCTTCGCGGTAAAGACTTGAAGGGTGTGCAACGTTGGGCTGATTCAAACAGTGATTGGCTAAACGCCCTGCCTGAAGTAAAGACGAAGGTGGACGCATACATTAAGACGCTAGAGCGCGGTGAACGCATTGCTGGCAAGTCTTCTGCTGCGTCAAAAATTCTTTCTGCCCGTGAACCCACAGTTTTAAGCGAGGGAAAGCGCCTTGAGTCTACGGCTGAAAAGGCCGCTGAGACAATTACCAAAGAAGCCGCTGACCGTGTGAAGACTATTTTGGGTGACCGTAACCCTGCTGCACGGGTGCGCGACATTATTTTGGGTGGCAAGCCTTCTGAGTGGGCTGAAGTTGGCCCCATTCTGGCTAAAGCACCTAACGGCAAGGCTTTGATTGCTGATGCTGTAAATCAGGTTATGGCTGACCGCGCTACTGCTGGCTTGTCTGGAGCGATTATCAAGTTCCGCGAAGACGTTGGCCCAAGCCTCAAGGCCGCTGGCTTAATGGGCGATAGACAAGTTGCTGCTCTTGAGGCGCAGTTGCAGTCCATTGCTGACTCTGCTATAGGTCAAGCGGCTAAGTTGACGCTAATTCAGTCCGCAATCAAAAACGCAATTATTGGCGTTGCTGCCCAACCTGTGGGCGCTGGCACAGTGGAAGCTGTGAAGTTGGTTACGCCTCAATCCGCATCTGATGTACTCAACCGAGCAAATTCGGTAGGTTCCGTAGCCCCCCGTTTTAAATAAGGAGTTTTCATGAAAAAAGAAACAGCAACAGAACGTGCAGCCCGTCAAGGCGGCGAAAACGAAGTGCAGGGTAGCAAAGACGCTATCCGCAACTTGCGTCCACAAGTTAAGAAAAACGCCCGTCCAGCACGACAGAGCAAGCGGTAATGGCAAAGAAAGACAAGGGCATCAACCCTGACCTTGAGGAAGCAATCTCTAACTTGTTGAGAGAAACGATGGCTGACCCAGAGGCAACACTCACTGACAAGACCAAAATTCTTGACCGTGCGTTAAAGCTGGAGGCGCTCAAAGCCAAGTTTTCCGATGACGAGTGGGGTTCAGGTTTTCTGGGTAATGATGATGATGAAGATGCGTGATAATATGATTATCCCGCTATCAGAAAGGAATCATCATGGATGCAACTTCAGTCATTCGCCTAGCGTTAGAGGTCATCTCAGACCGCTTGATTACCATTTTCGCGCTATGCACTTCGTTTGGCCTTGGATGCTGGACGATGTGGGGGCCGCAGTGGGAAAGAGTGGCAACACTGGCAATTTTTGTGGTATTCGCGTACGCTACTGTACGCATCAAGGAGAAAAGTAATGACGTATCTTCCGAAAGTTAAAACCACTGCGGTGGTTGCGAAAATTGGCACAGGCTTGATTGAAGACAAGATGTGCACCCGTGGTGAATTTACCCCCGGCAAACTCCCTGCTGGCGGTTTTAACCCGGTGTGGAATTTCAAAAACAATGAGCCTAACGACTACTTCACTCGCAAGCAGTCTCCCACTTCTGGTGGCGGCAAGAAGGTGTACTGATGGCTAATAACATCCCATTTCAGGCGATGGGTAAAACCGTCAAGATTGTTGTCAATGGCGCTGCAAACACACAATCTAACGTTTTTACCATCACGGCAGACAGTCCTTGCCAGCAGTATTACTTGGTAAACGCTGACACAAATGCCGCTGTATATGTTCGGATTGCCTCGACCAACGCATTCAACATAACCCTGCCTGACGTTACGCCTGACTATGTAATTCCTTTGGCTCCCTACGAGTACAAGGTCATCACAGGCCCACAGGTCAGTCAGTTTGGAAACGTCTTTGCCCGAGTTATTGGTGATGCAGCGAACTGTTCTGTCTACGTTACGCCCGGAGAAGGCTTCTAAAAATAAATCAATGACAACATGATAGACCCGGTATCGGCCTTCATGATGGCCTCTGCCGCTTTCAATGGTGTCAAACAGCTTGTAAAGACTGGGCGAGAGATTGAAGATGTTGTTGGTCAAATTGGCAAGTGGTATAACGCCGCCAGCGAATTTCAAATTTCGGTCAACAACAAGAGAAACGCCAAGGTAAAAATCTTTGGCGGTGTTACTCAAAAAGGCTCTGTAGAAGACGAGGCCTTTCAGTTTGTTGTGTACCAAGAGAAGCTCTGGGCACAAGAGAAAGAATTAAAGACGCTTATTTTCTATCGGTACGGCGAGGATGCGTACAACAGAATGATGGCAAAGCGCACAGAAATTGCCAAAGAGCGTGCGGCGATTGAGAAGAAACGTGGCGAGATGAGGGCCAAGTTTTGGGACGATGTGTTCTGGTCTGTGCTTATGTTCATAGCAGCAGGGATGCTGGTGTTTGGTTTGTGGGTGTACTTCAACTGGACGATTAAACAGCCTGAACCCATCAAACTAAAAAAAAGCGCAGCTATCATCGAACGCAGAAAATATTACGGTCATGAGGTCGAGATATGGCAGACGATAAATTAAACGCTGACGGAACTGTTGACAAGGTGCTGGCCTATGTGACTAGCCCTTTCCGTTTGTTTGCACTTGTCCTGATGGCTGTACTGGCCTTTAGCGGCTACTTTATTTGGCAGAACCAAGACTTGCTGGTCGGCGCATACAAAGAGTCCAAGCGTATGCCTAGCATCGTGGAAGACCGGGTGGAGGATGCTGCTGCCCACTTGTTCAAGACCACCAACGCAACTATCGTGGCGGTGTTCAAAGTGAATCCCATGTTTGGTACTCGGGTGCTGCACCGCGCTTACACCAAAGAAGGCCGGGATAAAACCAATGACGGGCTGGACGTTGGGCTGTTTACTCAGAACGCTGGAAACAACGCCGATGTAGTCAAGCTGATGGCAAACGAAATCCCGTGTGGAGAGTACCGTTCGGCGCAATCTGAGATGGGACTTTGGTACATTGCCAAGGGCGTTACATATACTTGTCGTATAAGTGTTCCACCAGAACCAAGTCGGTTTATTGGTCAAATTACTGTTGGGTGGGAAAATGAACCCGTTGACATTGAAGTGGCAAAAACCATGATGGAAATTGCTGCAACCATGCTTTCAAGGAGTAAACAATGATTGGACTGGATGCGCTTTTAAACGTAGGCGGCAAGCTCATCGACAAACTTATCCCTGACCCGGAAGCCAAGGCCAAAGCCCAATTGGAATTGACCAAGCTGGCGCAAGATGGTGAGCTGGCAAGAATGGCTAACGAAACCAAGTTGTTTGAGACTGAACAAAACAACTTGACGCAACGTATGCAAGCGGACATGTCCTCCGACTCTTGGCTGTCCAAGAACATTCGGCCCATGACGCTGCTGTTAATTTTGGGCGGTTACTTTACCTTTGCCATGATGAGTGCGTTTGATTACGATACTAACCGCAGCTATGTTGAGTTGCTTGGGCAGTGGGGCATGTTGGTCATGTCCTTCTATTTTGGTGGTCGTACTCTTGAAAAGATTATGGACATGCAAGCCAACAGGAAAGACAAGGAACAAAAATGACTCAACTGACACCACACTTCACGCTGGAAGAATTGACTGCCTCCGAAGCAGCAGAGCGCAACGGTTGGGACAATACGCCAAATGAAACTGAGTTAAAAAATTTGACTCGCCTTGCGGATATGCTGGAGCAGGTCAAGGTGGTGCTTGGCGGCAAGCCCATCATGGTCAACAGTGGATTTCGCTGCAAGCTGGTTAACGATTCGGTTGGAAGCAAAGATTCAAGCCAGCACCGACTTGGTTGTGCCGCTGACATTCGTGTGCCGGGGATGACACCAGATGAAGTTGTGAAAGCAGTCATTGCTTCTGGCATATCTTTTGACCAAGTGATTCGTGAGTTTGACCGCTGGACGCATATCTCGGTAGCTAACACTGTAGATACCGCACCGCGCCGCAGCGCCCTTATCATTGATAAACAAGGAACAAGGTTGTATGGCTAAAAAAGGTTTGTACTACAACATCAACAAGCGCCGCAAAATGGGCTTGCCAGCGAAGAAGCCCGGTCAGGCAGGTTACCCTACCGCCGAAGCATTTAGGCGTTCTGCAAAGACCGCTAAAAAGCGAAAGGCAAAACGGTAATGGCTAAGAAGAACCCCAATCTTTCTGTTGGCAGGGGTGAGAAGCTGTCTGTCAAAAAAGGCGGGGGGTTGACTGCGAAAGGCCGCGCCAAGTACAACAAGGCTACCGGCAGCAAGTTAAAAGCCCCAACGAAGTCTGGCCCCCGGCAAAAATCTTTCTGTGCCCGTTCCAAGAATTGGAAAGGTGAAAGAGGCAAAGCCGCCAGAAAACGTTGGGGTTGCCGTTAAGGGGCTGGTGTTAAGCCGCCCTCAAACAAGTATGTGCCGAAGTGCCCCAGAGTTACCCACGGCGCAGCATGAATCTTGTATCCATTCATCCGTGCCACTCGGCAAAAGTGGTAGTCCTCTGACAGCAAGCGTTGTGTCTCTGGCTCTATAGAGCAAGCAAAGTATTCAACAATCCTTTCAGTGATGTTGCCATTGATGATGGTTACATCATTGTTGTAGCTCTCCACCTTGTCTGCCAAGCCTTCCAGAACTTCCCGCTTGATGAGCATAAATCCTGTACCCCCCGCCCAGATTTCTACGGGCTTATCAACGGGTACGGTTACAGCGCCAGCATAGTCCACAAGATTGACAACCAAAGAGCCTGTGCGCTTTGCCAAGTCTTTGGCCTCCACGCCCTCATCTGACGCTTTCTTTACGCTATTCCAGTCAATTTCTTTCTTGGGATAGATGCCGCAAAGAATGTCCACGTTTGCTTCCACCATTGGCGGGATGTGGTTAGCATCAAATTTAATGTCTGCATCAATAAAGAGCAGGTGCGTACACTTTGTTTTCAGGAACTGGTGAGCAAGGGCGTTGCGTCCCCGTTGAATCAAAGACTCATTAAACATGGATGAGAAGGACATATCCATGTTGTGGTGACGCATCACATTGGTCATGCTCACAAGGCTGTTTGTGAAGTAGCCTGTACACATGCCGCCATACATAGGCGTTGCGACAAAGAGGTGGGGTTTGGTATCGCTCATTGCACTTGGCCTTTTTGGTCTGTTTTAACGATTTCCATAGCATCACTAAAACCGCTGGTGTAGGCGATGTTCCAGATTTCTTGCAGTGACATGCCGACAAGTTTTTGGCTGTACTCAACAGCGTTGCGTCCCTTTTGCAAGGACTCTTGGCTAGGTTGAATCTGCTGTGGTTGTTGTGTTTTTTCAGTCATGAAATGTCCTCTATACGCAGCACGTATTTGTTTGTCTTTGCTGACTTGCGCCAGCCGTGAACTTCAATCCTTATCCCTGCTTCTCGCACGATTGCGAGGGTGTCAGAGGCAACGATTTTCTTTATGCGGTCACTGACAGCAGAAGCGGTAACTTGCACTGCCAGAACCTCATTCTTACGAATGGCAAGAATGTCACACCACCCCCACAAGTCTTTACGTTGTTTTGTAAAGCTGTTCCATTTCTCTACGATTTCGCAGTGATAGCCCTGCTCTCGCAAGTGGGCTAGGGAACGTTGTGTGGGTGATGTTTTAGTAGCCATCAAAAGGGCACATCGTCATCGTTAACCCGGTGGCTGACTTTGGCATAACCGGGCGTGACTTCTTTGTGTGTTTCGCGTTGCTTCTTGCTCCAGTTGTCTTCACTGATACTGAGCAAGTTGTAGCCCCTGCTGGTGGGTTTTTGCCACGCCGCCAGCTTGAGTTTCTCTCCAGCCTTGTAGTCCATCTCAAGGACAAGAAAGCCCTTGAAGTCTGGAGCTGTAGGGGTTTTGCGTTGGGCTTCTTCTTCCCAATACATGACACCTTTGCCGGGTCGTTCGTTGTGTAAATTACTCATGTGCTTCCTTTCTGTATGAATATTCGGCAAATTCTGATTTGCCTTGCTTAACCATCTTTGTAAAGATTGGGTGTCCTTGCCTACGAAGAGACTCGATATGTGCCGCAAGCCTGAAACTGCCATACATGTCCAATGCGTCTTTAGGTGTTAACGGCCCGATGTGCATCAAGTGGCTCAAAATACGTCCTCGTTGGGTTCCATTTTGTGAGGTGGCAAGGACTGTGATTCTTTTGGGCCTTGTGGTACTCCCGCATTGACAAGCTCTGCCCGGAGTTTGATTTTGTAATAAGAATCAAAAGTGCTGAACATGTGGTCGTTACACTGTTCAAGGGTGACGTACTTCTCTGGCTTGTCGGTTTCTGAAATCTTGGTGGAGTTGTAGATTTTGAAAACCATCTTGGCATAGCCTTGTAGCCATTCTTCTTTTGTGTGAAAGGCTGCATAAGGCTCAGAGGCGTTGGGGACATACAGCTTGAACGCCCCTTGCGCCTCTTGCACATCCTCTTGTTCTTGTGCTGTCTCTGGCTCTTCTACACGTTGTGCCATGCCCATGTCTTTGGGTGCTGGCGCAGGTGTAAAGTCTTGCACTTCCTCGGGTGTGTACACGCCCACAACACAACCGGGATACACACTGCGGATGCCTTCTGAGACTACCCGCGCACGAAGCATAGCGCGAGGGTAATTCTTCCAGTTGTCCTTGGTAGCGATGCCGATACTCTTGGCTTGTTGCAGTGTCCACGAAACTTCTAGAGTACCGCCCTGTGGATGAGAGAACACCCCAGTCACTTTAGCGTCCGTGTATTCCTTCCACTCCACCTTGCCCCCGGCTTGCTGGAACCGGGCAAGCATTGCGTCTGCTTTGAGAGCTGGTCTGCCTTGTATGACATGAAAGTCTCGCATGGCAACGGCGGGGTGCAAGTTTTCTGCTTGGCATAGCAGCATGATTGCCATAGCTTCTTCTGGATTCTTGAAGCCAAACATGCGGGATTTGGCGGCGACTTCTGCCATTTGGTGAATGTCTGCCAGTGGGACAATGTTATTCATAAGAACTTCTCCATGATTGTGATAACGGTGTCAATGATTGTGGTTGTAGCCATGACAAAGATTGCAAGGTCTGTGGTTGTCATTACTTTCTAGCCTCCAGTAATGCGTCAGCTACCAAGTAGGCTCTGGTTGCGAATGTCTCCATCGTGTCTTCAACATCAGAAGCCAGTAATCCCTGCATTGCTTTTGCAGCAAAGTAGTCTCGCAAGGTCATGCCTTCTGCGATGTTGGTTAGGCCCGTGGTGGGGTCTTTGTGTTGGAATGGGAATGCTTGCATCACTTCACCAAGAACCTTCTGCTACCGGGGACTTCCACAACAAACTGGTTGTAAATGTCTGGCATAGCGGATTGGAACAACTTGCTGTCAAACTTCTTGCTTGACTTGGCATTCTTCCAAGTGGCAAGGACACTGCCATCTATGCTTGCAAGGGTTGCCTTGTCTGACATGTAAGTTTGCACAATCGTTTGAAATTGTTCTTCACGTTCTTCCAACTGTTTGATTTGCTTTTTGATGTTGGCAAGCATTCTGCAAGCCTCTTCTACGCCCTCGCTGGCGGTTTTAATTGCGCCATCATCTTGCGGAAACATCAGCTTGACTTGCTCTACGGACTCGGGGGGCAGGGGTTGCTTGGTCTGCACTCTGGCCCAGATTTGCGCCATCTGCTTTATCAGGTCTTCTTTTTGTTGCTCGGTAATTTCAAAAGACGCGAGGAAGAATTCCTGACCACCGAATAGAACAGCCAGATAAATTTTGTCCACCCCGAATACGGTAGCCTCGTGGACAAGTTGAGCCATGTCAGCAGCAGGGATGATTCCAGTTTCAGCATCAAACTTGCCACGAACACTCGCGTTGTAGTTCTTGCACTCCACCAAAATTGTTTTGCCATCTTGTTTACCTGCATAGTCAAAGTGGGAGCGCAGCCATGCTTCTTTCGGGTGTGCGATGGCATCTTCAATCTTTGTGAGTTCTATGCCCAGTTTGTTCTGTGCAAGTCTGCCAATAACGGGTTCCATGACATGGCCCATTTGTACGGCTTCGATAGAAGACAAGTCGGGAATCTCCATCATTCCCAGTTTGGTGAGGATGACTTCGTTGGCTTTGCCTTGTGCTACACGGCGGCTATCGCCACTCCAGATAGCACTGTTGCGGGTTTCAGGGGAAAAGTCAGACATTTGGAACCTCCAGTTTTGGTGAGAAGAATTGAGAATCTTTGCCGCAAGCGTTGGGGTCTGCTGACAAACGCTCTACGTTTGCCCAGTTGTTTCCAGTTCGCAGGGGCTTGCCAGTCACTAAGCTCAATGCTGGCGGGATGCGTTGGCAAAGCCCTAGCTCGGGGTCTTTGCTATCTATGTGAAGCTCAAAATGTGAGCAGTTGACGCACAGGACAATCATCGGGAAACTTCCTTATCAAGTTAGGGGATTTGATTATAGCATGATTGGGTTATGTGTGCATGTTTTTTTCCTTTATTTATAGGTCGCCACTAGCCATGAGAGCTTGCGTGACAAGGACGGGGTGTTGTCTGGCCCCGGCCTTTTGTTTGTCAAGTATCTGCTTTGCTTGCTCTCGCGTCATTGCTGGCGCAGGTTGTTGGTCTGTCATGGTTACTGTCCTCGGGTTGTGTTGGTATTCTTCTGTCATTAAACTTTTTTTCTTTCAGACGTAGACAGGTCACCCGTAGAAAAATCTGTGGGTAACTTGTCCACATACTTATGCACATGAACAACTGACTCTCGTTTATCTAGGCTAGGCGTGTAGAGGGTTCATTCCCTACACTTATCCCCCGGCTTAACACTCACCCGAGATATGCTCAATCAGGGATGACAAGGCCAGTTCGCCACGTTTATCTCACTTGGTCGTCAGAACCGCATGAACGGGTGGGTGATACCCGCGAGTTGACTGATGTAGGACACAATGAAAAAGGCCGCTTACAACTGCGCCCGGTAGGAACCTTATCTAAAAGCACCACTTGGCTCTTAGATAAGGCGGAACGCATGTGTAAACGGCCTTAATGTATTGCTTCCTACGGCAACTGGCGAACTATATCACAGAACTATTTGGGTTTGTCAATAGGTCGTTGCATGTTGCATTCCTTAGAACGTGCAACGTGCAACACTTTTGCATAGGGGCATTTGGGGCATTGTCTTGATTGACATACCCCAAGCTGGTCACAGGTGCGCGAGGTCATCATTGGGGCCATCTTTTGGGGTTAATAGGGGCCAACACCACTGACTGCCATGCCCACAATGAGGCCCAAGCCAAAAGCCCCAATCGCATAAATGACAACGTCCCATGTCTCATGCGCGTATGGGCCATCATCATCCGCGCATATGGGGCCATCAGGGGCATACGGGAATGCCTCTGCAAGTGTGCGTGGAAATGTCCGGGTTGTTTCGTTTAGTCTTGACATGGTTATCCTCCAATAATGATTGATTGTTCACCCGTGATTCTGTCCAGCAATCGCATGGCGTCTTGTATCTCTGGGGGTTGATTCTCAAAGGGCATGACCAGATTAAAGTCATCGGGGCTTTTATTGGAATACCAACCAACAAAACGCGCCAGCAAGTCATACATCTCTGGGGCCGCAGCAATCAATCGAGCGTTAGCGGCTTGCTCAATGTGGCCCATTGTCGCGCGTGTAGGCAGGTTTGCGATGGTGCAAGAGTTAACCCCGGGTTTGCGTACCGTGATGCTCCAAGGGTTTGTTTTCCAGTGTTCGGTGTTGTCTTGCAGCCTCCAAGGGCCGGGGGTGTGTTCATTCATGGTTACTATCCTTTCAAATGCACCCCCGTATGGAGGCGCGTATGGGTTATTTGCAGAGATATTCCACCGTTGTTAGGTGTACCGATGCGTTAGCCGCATGGTATGCCTCAATGTAAACGCTTGTGGGCATACCCTCCCGCCATGCCGGGAACACCCTCTTATTGACGCATTTTCGAGGTTTCCGGGCCTTGGGTGTCTTGGCCTTGGCGGGTTTGTTTACTTTGATTGTGTAAGACATAGGAACATCCTTTTTAATGATGCAACATTGCATCCAATAGGCTACTGTCACTAGCCTATAAGCTGCCAAGTCTTATGCTGCTATAGCTTGGCTTGTAGCGTCAAGCTGGTTAATGTAGTCTGCTGCTTTTTGTGCCAATGCTGCTGCTTTAAACACTGCCTTGCTGTCATCGCGCAATGCTTTTAACCAGCTTTGAATGTACCCGGCATGACGTAGCTCGCCTTGGATGCCATAGTCAGCACAAAGAAAAGCTGCACCCATTTCTGCAACCAATTCCTCGAAAGCATAAGCCGGGTTTCCGAATTTCCCTTTTAGATTTCTGTCACACCTACTTTCATGGCCTGACCAGTGCGTCAATTCATGAAAAGCAGTTGCATAGTAGCTACCCTCAGTGTCGAATGCACTTTTATGGGGTAACTGGATTCTGTCTTGGCTTGGCATGTAAAAAGCAGCATCGCTGCCATGGCTTATCAAAGCACCAGTTTTCACAATCCTTTGCTCTGCTAACTGGTTAGCCGTAAATTCTTTTTCTTCTGCTTCAGTCTTAACGATTTCAATACCGTCAACTTGGGCAACATTGAACACGGTATAGGATTTCAAGACACTGTAGTTTTCTTTTTCGCCTGTCTGCTTGTTTTCCTTGCTAACTGGTGAATAAAAAACTATGTGTGTTCCCTTTTCACCTTTCCTGACCTGCCCTCCAATGCTTTCCCATTGTTTGTAGGATGCCCAAGCGGGTACGTCATACCCGCAAAGCATGTTAGTCATACCAAGGATTAAGCGATTGATACCCTGATAAGGCTTTTGCGAGATAACGTTTTTATCAGCGCTGCTATCTGCTTTCCAAGGCTTAACCCAAGGAATAGCACCAGCTTCGAGCTGCTGAATGATGCTGTTTGTAATGTCTTGATACAGTGTTGTTTGCATAACTATGCTCCGGTGAGTGATGATTGATTGATACGCTAAAGCATATCGCATGACCTAGCAAGCTAGGCCATACGCTAGGTTTTATGCGGTCACTACGTTTTTCTTTTCAAACTTCACCACTTCATCAAACAGTTGTTCCGCAGTGTAAATTTTGTTTATACGCTTACCGGAACCAAAAGCATGAGTGACCGTATATTTGCCATCCTTACGCTTGCCCGTGATTGTCATGACATGACCGGACAAACGCCCGTCTGATTCAGTAGTGAATTGACCGTAAGACTGTTTAAAAATGTAGATTGACATGTTGGAACATCCTTTGTTTATGCTCACCACTGTTAGTGAGTGATTAGATTATACAGTGATTAGAGAGTGTGTCAACACCCTACATCATGATTGTTTCCTATCAAGTTTAGTTACTAGATAGTCTAAGACTATACTGTCTATATAGAATAAGTCTATGTAATGTAACATAGTTTAGAGTGTGTGTATCTAACTAAGTCTTAGGCCCGTCACATGACAAGGGGAAAGAGTGGTTATATCCCTCCCATCGCCCTCCGGCAAACAACAAAAGGGGCGTGGGCTTTTTGGGCGTGTCATGACTAGGGAATAGGTCAAGTGATGCAAGCTATGCGTAGATGCTCAAAAGGGAAATGGCCAGCTTGCCAGTAGCACGCACTCAAGGCGCATGACGCAGGCCCAGTGGAATGGGTTTGATATTGCTGTGAGGCGTGCCCCCAACCTAGCCCCCCCCATAAAAAAATCTGTATTTCTGGTAGAGTTGCTTTTGCTGACATTGCAGTTGCCAGCGTCTTGATGACCTACGTGAGTAAGTGCTTGCGTAGGTCTTTTTTTGTTGGTAGTATGTGGTTATTGATATAGGGGTAGAGATGAATATGCGGAGTATTGAAGTTGAGAAGGGTATGGATATGCCGATGCCGAGGGTGGTGTATTCGTACCCTTATCAGGAGATGGATGTGGGGGATTCGTTCACGGTTCCTGTGTCTGCTCGTCAGAAGGTGTTGAATGCCAATTACAGGGCTTCTAAGAGGCTTGGGTTGCGTTTTACATCCAAGACTGAGGGTGAGGTGGTGCGTGTGTGGAGAGTGTCTTAAAACATGGATAAAACAGACTGGTTATGGATGGATGAAGAGCAGCTAAGAGGGATGTGTTGTCTCTTGGCTGATTTGCTTCGCCAGTCTGAAATGAACAGGATAATTTGCATAAATGAAGCACTACAACTTGGATACCGAGAAGGGTATGCAGACAGAGCTTTACAACTCTCGTCAGAGGTTGAAAAAGGAAATGCAAAGGGCTTTGTCTTGCATTAGTCCTTCTTCAAAGAGGAAGTTGGCGGCAGAGTGGAAGAGCAAGTATTCCGAATTCTTTTACAAAGAACTTATCTCTTGTGCAAAAAACAAGGGTGTAGCTTCTGAAATAGCTGGCTGGACAGAAGAAAGGATGCGATGAAAGTTGCTGTTGTTACGCCGTACTACAAGGAAGACTTGCAGACGCTTGCAAGGTGTCATAACTCTGTGATGCACCAGTCCTACACGCAGGTTAAGCATTTCATGGTGGCAGACGGATTTCCTAAAAATCAAGTTGGGGCTTGGCAGTGTGAACACATTACATTGCCCAACTGCGGGGATGTGGGAGATACGCCGAGGGTTGTGGGGTATGCCGTAGCTTCTGCCCGTGGCTATGACGCTATTTGCTTTTTGGATGCAGACTGCTGGCTAGAGCCAGACCATGTAGAGACAATGGTTAGCGTCATGAAAGCAAGTGACAAGGCCGTGGTGACTTGCCCTCGCAACTTGTATGAGCTGGATGGAAAGTTCATGGCTGTAGATGTTGAAAGCGATGGCAAGCAATTTAACGACACCAACTGTTATTTGATTCACAGAAATGCTTATCCCTTGATTCATGGCTGGATAACAAAACCTTTGGGAAGTGGATTGATTGGGGACAGATACTTCTGGTCAGAAGTTTGTCTTTCTGGTGTGTCTATGGCGCGGTCTTTGAAGGCTACCGTCAACTACACCACTTCTTTTGCTTTCCACTACAAACAGCATGGCTTGCCTGTGCCTGACCACGCAAAGGTCATTGCCAATCTGGGCGATGGCTACAAAACATACAACCACAAAGAGATAAGCGCATGAACGTAGAGATATACACCCTTGCTTGGCCTAATACAGATGGCAAGCTGGTACAGGCCCATTCCGATGTTTGCAAGCATTTAGGTATAGATGTGGCCTACACGATGGCAAGGCTTCCTCATGGCTTGTGGATGAATGAAATCATGAGCAACAGCAAGGCAGATGTTGTCGGCTTTTTTGACATTGACTGCATTCCGCTGAACAAGCAAGTCGTGGATGACGCTATCGCGTACTGCAAGGAACACAAGTCTTTTGTTGGCATTGCCCAAGCAAGCAATCACATTCCTCCAAAGTCTCACATCTTTGCCGCACCCGCATTCTTTTTTATGTGGCGCGAAACTTGGGAGGCCCTGCAACGCCCAACCTTCTCAGAAGTGCCTGACTTGGCAGATGTTGCCGAGAACGTAAGCTATGCCGCTGAGATGGCTGGCATTCGCTACAAGACCCTCTACCCTACTCACTACACAAAGACACCAGATGAAGGCGCATGGCATTTGCACACTTATGGTGTTTATGGAATAGGAACGCACTTTGAGGGCGGGGTTTACCACTTGTATCAAGCAAGAATGAACAACAACGTAGAGTTGTTTTTGTTTACTGCAAGCAGCATCATTGATGGAACATTCAGCACAGACAACATGAAGGCTTGCCGTGAAATTTGACTTGCAGAAGTTTTACAAGTTTTGTTCCGAACTCAAGATTGAGACAAAGGAAGAAGGCCTCAAGAAGATGGGCAACCTCTTGGGGACACAAACCTATGTCATGGAAGAAATACAAAAGGGCTTAGATGAGGATGTTCACTTCTTCGTTATTCTCAAAGGCCGCCAACTGGGTATTACAACTATTTCCTTGGCGCTTGATTTGTATTGGCAATTTACGCATCCGGGCTGGCAGGGTACTCTGGTTTCAGATACGGAAGAAAACAGGGACATGTTCCGTTCCACTCTGGCTATGTATATTGAAGGCCTCCCGAAAGAATATAAGATTCCCTTGGTTGCACATAACCGTAACCAAATGGTATTGAAGAACCGAAGTCGTATCTTCTACCAAATCGCTGGTAACAAGTCTCGACTTGGGCAAGGCAAAGCCATCACCTATCTACATGCCACAGAGACAGCATCGTGGGGCAATGAGGAGGGGCTTGCATCTTTGATTGCTTCTCTGGCAGAGAAAAACCCCGAGCGCCTTTACATGTTTGAAAGCACGGCCCAAGGCTTCAACATGTTTCATGACATGTACAAAACCGCCAAATCAGCCCGTACTCAACGGGCAATTTTTTGCGGGTGGTGGCGTAACGAATTTTATTCTGTTGACCCTGAAAGCAACATCTACAAAGTGTATTGGGATGGCAAGCTCTCAGGTGAGGAAAAAGAGTGGGTTAAAGACATTAAGAAACTCTACGGCGTTGAAATCAATTCCCGGCAGATGGCTTGGTGGCGCTGGAAGATGCACGAAGGCATCAAAGACGAAAGCCTGATGTATCAAGAATTTCCCCCTACAGAGGACTACGCCTTTGTGATGACGGGCACTAGCTTTTTCTCAAACAGCAGGTGTACAGATGCCGCCAAAGCCGCCAAGAAGCAAAGCCCCGACCACTTCAGATACGTGTTTGGACAACTCTTTCAAGACACCCAAGTCATCCCGTCAACAGAGCGCCTTGGAACACTCAAGATATGGGAAGAGCCAATCGACACAGCGTATTACGTTATTGGTGCTGACCCTGCGTATGGAAGCTCTGACTGGGCTGACCGATTCTGCATCCAAGTGTTTCGTTGTTATGCAGATGGATTTGACCAAGTTGCCGAATTTGCCACCAACGAAATGAACACCTATCAGTTTGCTTGGGTGATTGCCCACCTTGCTGGAGCTTACAAAAACTCAACGCTGAACCTTGAAGTCAATGGCCCCGGTCAGTCTGTCATCAACGAAATACGTAATTTGAAACGCTTGGCTGTTGCTACTGGCGGCGCATTGGGCCACGGCCTCCTTGATGTTTTGGGCAGCATGACCAACTACATTTGGCGGCGCAACGACACGCTTGGCGGCTTGTCCAACTCTATTGGCTATTTGACCACCAGCAACTCCAAAGAACGCATGTTGCAATACATGAAGGACTACTTTGAACGCGAGATGATGACCGTCCGAAGCATGGACACACTTGAAGAAATGAAGACCATCGTTCGTGAAGATGGGTTTATTGGCGCACCCGGACGGGCAAAAGACGATAGAGTCATTGCTTGCGCCCTTGCTGCTGTTGCTTTTGCAGAACAAGTCCAGCCGCGACTTATCATGCAAAAAATTACAAGGGAAGTTTCACACAAACAAGAGGAATTCACCCCCGAACAAATTTCAGTCGGGCGCAATGTCAGTGACTACCTCAAGAAAATTGGCATGTTTGGAGCGTAAATGAAGCCCCTATCCAAGATTGAATTGCTAAAACAGATGAAGCGTTTTGCCAGCGACAAGGACAGAGGCATATCACTGCCCCTGTTTTGCGATTTGGCGGGTATTTCTGTAGCTCATTTCCGAGATGTTTTCATTGATGACAAGCATCCACTGACAGAAACAGTCCAGCGCAGGGTCAACAAAGCCTATATCCACTGGAAGTTGGGCATGGTGCGGGTCATGAAACGCAACGACAACACCCGTTATGTGGACTACAGAAGGGAAGCAAAGCCAGCAATCATGCCCAGTATGGCGTTAAAAGTAACGTCAGAGGGCATAAAACTGCGTGTCGGCATGGTCAACCGTCACGATTACAGTGAAACCGACCTAAATGAAGCACTGAGAGGGTAACTATGGCTATTTTGAGAGACTATTGCTGTAATCAGCACGGAATGTTTGAAGCGTGGGAGCCAACATGCCCCATGAAGTTCTGCAAAGGTGAAATATCAATTGTTCACCTCAAACCCGTAGGAATGAAGTCTGACAAGACAAAATCTACCGATAAACGGGTAAAACAGCTTGGTATGGACTTCGGAATGACCGATATTAAGACCACAAGCGAGAACGAACACCAGTCTGGCTACCTCAAACGCAACAATACACTGTCTGACAAACAATATGCGGAAGCTACAGAGGCCCAAAACGCCATGCAAGCAAAGCAAGGTAGACCCGGCGACTCTGTTATTTGGGGCAGCGGGGGCAATATCAGCATGAAGTCGGTCATGGGTGGACAATTCAAATCTGTTAATGGAGAATCCGTTGGCATCAACCCCAAGGCAGCGGGTGATTTGCGTGGCCCTGCGCCAGCAAGCTACATGGCTGACCCGGACAATTTACAAGTGAGTAAGTAATGCGAATCCCCACCAATGCCGTTGACCGCGAAGTCTTCTATCTCGACATGATTCAGAAATGTCTGGTGTCCCGTGAAGAGCGCAAACCAGACTACGCATCCTTGCGGAGTTACTATTTGTTTGGAAACGGCCCTGACCAGTCCAATGCCATCTTCAACAAAATTTATCCGCACATTGACCAACTGACTTCATTTTTGTATTCCGCAGAAACAACACGGTTCAGCATCAATACAGGTGCAGCAGTTTCAGAAGAAGAGCAAGTAAAAGTTCCATCACTGACTCGCGCCCTCAATGATGAGTGGCTCAACAGCAATGCCGACCAAGTGTTTTCATCTGCCGTCACTTGGGCATTGGTTTACAACTCAACCTTTGTCAAGGTCATCATAAATAACGGTATTCACCCTTACATGGTGGAACCTGCTTGCATCGGGGTACTGCGTGAAGACACGCCCTACAGCGACAGGCAAGAAGCCATTGTCCAAACCTACTACATCACTAAGTCTGAGCTGTATGACCGCTTGTACTCGCATCCCAAGCGAGAGCAAATTGTTAAACGCATTACGACCACACAACACGAACGCACTGAAGTTGCTAACGGTGTTGAGCGAATTCTTATGTCTCAGTCTCAGCCAGAGATGTACGGTAACGTCAACCTAGATTTGTCTGGCGTAAACCGCTACAAAGCCACGGTGTCAGAAGAAACTGTAGAGATGACCGAGCTTTGGATTTGGAATGACGATGCCAAGGATTACCAAGTTGTAACCAAGGCAGAGCCTGACATTATTATTTACGACAGACTTGGTGAATCTGTATTTCTGAAAGGCGAATTGCCATTTGTGCAAATTTGCCCTAACCCGTTGTATGACTACTACTGGGGCGGTTCAGAAGTTCAGCGTATGGTGTTTTTGCAAGAATTGCGAAACAAGCGCCTCTCTGAAATTCTTGATTTGCTGTCCAAACAGGTTTCCCCTCCCACAGCTCTTATTGGCTTTACGGGCATCTTGGATGAAAAGAACTTTGCGCTTAACCGTGCCGGTGGCTTGCTCTCAACTGACATGCCGAATGCCAAGGTAGAGAAGTTAGCGCCCACTATCCCGCCAGACTTGTTCCGCGAAATTGACAAGATAGATGCCATGTTTGAAGAGGTGTCTGGTATTGGCAACGTGCTGCAAGGCAAAGGCGAGGCAGGTGTTCGCTCTTCTGGTCACGCCTCACAGTTAGCCCGTTTGGGTTCAAGTCGGGCTAAAAAACGTGCGCTCATCATTGAAGATTCGCTGGAAAAGCTGGCGACTCTTTATCTCAAGTGTATGCAGGTCTATGACCCCACGCACTTTACCGACATGGATGGGCGCAAGTTTATTGCCAATCAATTCACCAAAGATTTCACCGTAAAAGTAGATGCTCACAGCAACTCTCCTATTTTTATGGAAGACATGCGCCAGCTTGCATTTAATTTGTATGAGGCCAAGGTAATTGATAAAGAATCACTGCTTGACTTGCTTGACCCACCAATGAAACAATTGCTGAAAGACCGCTTGAAAAAGATGCAAGAAGAAGAAAAGCAAGCGGCGCAAGAGCAACAAGCACAAGCACAGGCGCAAGCGCAAGCGCAAGCACAGGCCCAAGCTAAACCCAAGGAGCAATAATGGCTACAGCAGCACAAACAGCACCCAAAGCAGACCAGCCGCGAGTGACTACTGAATCTTTAAAAAAAGATGCCTCCCCTGCGGGGTTGACATATCGCACAACAGGGATTAAAAACTATGGTAATCGCACAATGCGACAAACCGAACGCGCAAGTAAGCGCTAACTAAGGAGAACAGCATGTACGCAAAACGTGGTCGTAAAACCCGCCGTTAAGGTTTCCCCGCAAGGGAAAAGGGGTGTGGCTTCCTTCCCCTCCCAAAAAGGTCGCCGCCTCTAACCTTGGAGAAGACTATGCGTAAAGCTCGCAAAGGCCGTAAGTCTCGCAAGTAATCAAGGGTAAAACCTTGATTGCATGAGCAGCACATCATTGGCAGTTGGATGCAAAATAACTGCCACCTATTGACATGATGTTTGTAAGTGGTTACAAACACGGCAAACAGGAGTTTTTATGAGTGTTCCGTCAGACAAGTTAATGGAAATGATGCGCGGCCCTCGCAGTGCGGGTGGCGGTAATCCTTCTGGCATTAACATGCCCGGAACTTCCGTTAATCCTGAAGCCCAGATGGGTATGTCAGACACCGAGGCGCCCCCAATGGCCTCCCCCATGTCTACGCCAGAACCAAAGATGGGCAACAAAGAAGCGGCAATGATTAACTTGAGTATGGCTCAAGATTTGCTGGAGCAAGCTCTCCCCGCCGTTGGCTCAAGCTCAGATGAAGGCCGCGCAATTCTTTCTGCTATCAGTGCAATCAATAAAACATTGGGCACTCGCAAGAACAAAACAAACGAACTCCAGCAATCTGAGATTCTTCAGATGCTGCAGACCCTTCCTCAAGCTGGTGGCGCGACACCTGAAGGCAAGGCAATTTCCCAAGCGCCGATTCCCGGTATGCCACCCGGCGCACCACAACCCCCCGCAATGTAAGGAGTCCAAAATGGATTTGTTTAAGCCTCGCGGCGCAGCCGCACCCCGCCGCCCTACTGACAACAATCAGCAGAACGGCGTAGTCACAAACACACCTCGTTTTTCTCAGTTTGGCGGTTTGTCAGCACCTAACAAGGTTGGCAAAACTGGCATGGCTGTTCAAAAGCCCGGTGACGGTAAAAAAGTTATCTAATACAGGTAAGAGGGTAAACACATGTCACTTGAAAATGTCTCACTAGAAGCCCGTGATGAGCTTGCGGCTTTGGCCCAGTCTCTTGCGGACAACCCCGCTACACGCAAAGAGTTTCTGCGTATGACTAAAAAAGTCAAACCAGACCTCTTGATTCCCGAACTTGAAATTGAAGACCACACCAATAACGTCATTGGCAGAGCCGATGCGCGGGTGCAAGCTCTTGAAGCCAAGTTGCGTGAACGTGATGCAGTCGAGGAATTGCAAAAACGCCGCACTTCTTTGATGAAAAAGGGTTTGATTTCTTCTGAAGATGAAGTCAAGGATGTGGAAAAAATTATGCTGGAGCAAGGTATCACAAACCATGAAACAGCAGCTCAGTACCACGCATGGATGAAACAGGCCGCTGTGCCTACTTCTTCTGGATACAACCCTTCAGCAGTCAAACAATTTGACCTGAACAAGTATTGGAAGAACCCTGCATCCGCTGCGCGAAATGAGGCAATGAATGCACTCAACGAACTGCGTAATCCACGCCGTCCGATTGGGCTGTAAAGAGGGTATTGGCGAGAATGAAAGTTCTCTTTTCTAATCGTTCGTAAGGAGGCCTTATGGCTATTGGCGGCGGCATCCTACCAGCTACAGGGTCATCTCAGTTTACTGAACTGACTTACGTAACTCGTAGAGCCTTTATTCCCAAGCTGGTTGTCCAGCTTTACAACTCGACCCCGCTGCTTGCGGCCCTGATTAGCAATAGTCAGCAAGCCTCTGGTGGTGTCTCTTCTGTAACCGTTCCTGTCCAAGGCGCACAGTTTGTGAATGCCCAATGGTCTGACTACAGCGGCTCTTTTGCCCAACCGTCAGTCCAGCAAGGTGCTTACAACGCTGAGTTTGACCTGAAACTGATGATTTCTCCCGTGCCATTCCTCGGTATGGAAGGCGCAGTTCAACAAGATGCAGCAATTATCCCGTTGATTGAGGCTCGTATGAACGATGCCACCAACGTGATGATGGACGCAATGGCTACGGCTTTGTACAACAACACCACTAACACCCAACAGTTCATTGGACTGCC